AGAGGAGACTGGGAACAGTCTTACAGAGAAGGTTTAGAATTATTAGGTTTCAAATACGAAAGACGAACAGAACCCTTCAAAGGTGCATCAGGTGTTAATCACCCGGTGTTAGCAGAGGCGGTTACACAATTTCAAGCTACAGCTTATAAAGAATTATTACCAAGTGATGGTCCGGTTAGAACACAAATTTTAGGTGACGTAACAGTCGATAAAGAAGAACAATCAAAACGTGTTAAGAATTTTATGAATTATCAACTTATGGATCAGATGAAAGAATATGAACCAGAGTTTGATCAAATGCTTTTCTATCTACCCCTGTCCGGCTCTACCTTTAAAAAAGTTTATTACGATGAACTTTTAGGTAGAGCCGTTTCTAAATTTATACCGGCTGAAGATTTGATTGTACCTTATTCAGCTACGTCATTAGATGACACTGATGCGATTGTTCATGTAATCAAAATGTCAGGTAATGAATTAAGAAAACAACAAGTGGCTGGATTTTACAGAGATGTAAAATTAGGTGAGCCACCAGTTACAGAAAATCAATTAGAAGAAAAGAAATTACAACTTGAAGGTATTTCAAAAGATGGTCAAGAAGATCAATACACACTTTATGAAATGCATACGAATCTAGATTTAGCAGGTTATGAAGACATGGATGAGAATGGTATACCAACAGGAATTAAATTACCTTACGTCATTACCTTTGCAGATGATAACCAAACGATTTTATCAATTAGAAGAAACTTTAAAGTTGATGATCCATTAAAGAAAAAAATAGATTACTTTGTACAATTTAAATTTTTACCTGGTACAGGTTTTTATGGCTTTGGTTTAATTCACATGATTGGTGGATTAACAAGAACAGCTACAGCTGCGTTAAGACAATTACTTGATGCAGGAACTTTAGCAAACTTACCAGCAGGATTTAAAACAAGAGGATTAAGAATTAGAGATGATGCACAACCTTTACAACCAGGAGAGTTTAGAGATGTTGATGCACCAGGTGGTAATATCAGAGATCAGTTTATGCAATTACCATTCAAGGGACCTGACGCAACTTTACTTCAGTTAATGGGTATCGTAGTAAACGCAGGACAAAGATTTGCATCAATTGCAGATTCGCAAGTTGGAGATATGAATCAACAAGCTGCAGTAGGAACTACGGTAGCTTTACTTGAAAGAGGTTCAAGAGTTATGTCTGCTATACACAAAAGATTATACGTAGGATTAAAACAAGAGTTTAAATTATTATCAGAAGTATTTAAAACATATCTTCCACCAGAATATCCATACGATGTTGTAGGTGCTACAAGAAATATAAAAGTTGCTGACTTTGATGACAAAGTAGATATCTTACCTGTAGCTGATCCAAATATATTCTCACAAACACAAAGAATATCTATGGCTCAAACACAATTACAGTTAGCTCAAACTAATCCACAGATACATGACATCTATCAAGCTTACAGATCTATGTATGATGCGTTAGGTGTAAAAAACGTAAATGCAATTTTACCCCCACCTGCACAACCAACACCTTTAGATCCATCTTTAGAAGAAATTGCTGCAATGGGTATGAAACCTTTTCAAGCTTTCCCTGGTCAAGATCATAAAGCTCACATTGATTCGCATTTAAATTTTATGAAATCAAATATGGTGCAAAATTCACCATCAGTTATGGCTGCATTACAAAAAAATATCTTGGAAAGAATAAGTTTAATGGCACAAGAACAAATTCAATTAGAATTTACTAATGAATTAATGCAAGCACAACAGATACAACAGATTTTACAAACGAATCCACAAAATCCACAGCTCATAGCGCAAGCACAAGCGTTAACAATGAAGATCAATGCAAGAAAAGCACAACTCATTGCTGAAATGACTAAAGATTATATGGATGAAGAGCAAAAAATTATGGGTGAGTTTAGTGGTGACCCATTAATTAAGTTAAAAGCAAGAGAAGTTGACTTAAGAGCTAAAGAAAATGAGAGAAAAGGTGAAGAGGCACAGGAAAGAATTGACCTTGACACTGCAAAAGCTCTTATGAACCAAGAAAATCAAGATGAAAAGCTTGAACAAAACGAAAAACTAGCAAAATTAAGAGCAAGTGTGTCATTAGCTAAACAAGGTATGGCTGATAAAAGCAAAATTCACGATTTTGGTAGAAACTTTAGAAAAAAATAGTTATAATTAAACAAATAAGGAGATTAAAATGACTAAAGATTATTTAAGAGGTCAAGGTTACGTCAAAGCACCTAAAATTGAAAAAGAATTAGGTGTTGGTAAAGACGGATACCAAACTGGTGGCGTTGAAATACAAGCTACTGACCCAGATAAATCTCAAGTGGTTGATGTTAGAGGTACAAAACGTATGAGACCTGACAAAAAACCTGTTAAAGCTACTTGGTACTAATATGGCTTGGTTTAGTTTAGCAAAAATTGCTTTACAAGCAGGAAGCAAGATTTACGCAAATAAACAGAAAACTAAAATGGCTATGTCTGATGCACAATTAATGCATGCAGAAAAAATGGCTCGCGGTGAAGAAGCTTACCAAGGTAAACTACTTGAAGCGAGACAAAACGATTACAAAGACGAATTCGTACTTATAATTTTAAGTGCGCCGATTATTGTTCTGGCATGGGCAGTGATATCGGACGACCCAACTGTAATGGACAAGGTAAATACATTCTTTGAACATTTCAGTAACCTGCCGAAATGGTTCACTAATCTTTGGATACTTGTAGTTGCAAGTATTTTTGGTATAAAGGGAACTCAAATATTTAAAGGAGGAAAAAAATAATGGCAAACCCAAGATTTAACAAACAAGTTGCACAACCTAGAGTCTCTAGAAAAGGCGGAGGTATGGGCGGCAGATCTGGCGATATGATGTATGCACGTGGACAAGGTGTAAACATGAGATCTAAAAGAGTACCTACTGAACTTATGGACAGAGGCGCTATGAAAAAAGGCGGCAAAGTTGGTAAGAAGAAACAAGGTTACAAAGCTAGAAAAGACGAATCTATTGCTATGAGAATTAAGAAGAAAAGAACTGCTAAACAATTAAAAGCTAGCAGAGATGAATCTTACGGAAAATTCGGTAGCAAGATGAAGAAAAAAGGCAAAATCAATAGATAATGCCTCTTACCCCTAAAGGTAAAAAAATCATGAAGTCTATGAAAAAGACTTATGGTAAGAAAAAAGCTGAACAAGTTTTTTATGCGTCTAAAAATAAAGGTAAAATAAAAAACGTAGATAAGAAAAGGAAAAAATAATGGGCAGTATATTTGGAAAAGCAAAAAGAGGTTTTGGAAAAGCACTTAAGCCAAGAGGTCCAGGTGTTATAAGACCTAAACCAACAGACAGGTATGGTCAACAAATGAAACCAAAAGCTATTAGACCTGGCAAAAAAGATGGCGGTATGTTGAAAGCTGTTAAGCCAAGTCAAAAAGGTTTATCCAAATTACCTAAAGAAGTTAGAAATAAAATGGGCTACATGAAAGATGGTGGCAAAGCTAAAAAATTTCCTGACTTAACTGGTGATGGTAAAGTTACTAGAGCTGACGTTTTAAAAGGTAGAGGCGTGTTTGCAGCAGGTGGACAAGCTAGA